ACGGTTCTTCTTCCTTTTAATCCTTTTACATCTGGGAGCAGTGGGTCAGCCGTCATTACCGTCACTGAACCAGGACACGGGAGAAGTACCGGAGATACGGTGAGGTTTAGAAAAGTAGAATCTTTTGATGGGTTCACCTCTAGTGCTATAGAGGATTCCAGCGGATTTTCCATCACAAAAGTTAATGCCGACAGATACACATTTACTTCTGGCAGCGGAACAGCAACCACGGGTAACATCAAGGGTGGCGGTGGGTTTTCTTCGGCTGGACCTGTAACGGTGAGCGCTTAATATGGCTTATACTTTCACAACATTAAAAACCGCCATTCAAGATTACACGGACAACTCGGAAACTACTTTTGTAAATCAGTTGAGCCGTTTCATTATTAATGCAGAAGAACGTATTCTAAAAGAAGTTCAACTAGATGTTTTTAGGAGAAACTCGCAAGGAACTACAACAGCTTCTCAAAAATTCCTGTCCAAACCCAGTGATTTTTTAGCTCCCTTTTCATTAAGTGTAATTAACGGTTCCAGTAATGAGTTTCTGTTGTACAAACACGTAACTTTTTTGCAGGACTACACCCCTGATCCGTCTACTACGGGTATTCCCGCATATTACGGAGATTGGAATGAATCTACGTTTTTGCTGGCACCTACTCCAAATGGTGCTTTGACGATGGAACTGCATTATTTTTTCCGTCCGACTTCCATCACAGAAACGGCTGACGGAACGAGTTGGTTAGGAGATAATGCGGAACTAGCTATTCTTTATGGGAGTTTGGTTGAGGCTTATACGTTTATGAAGGGGGAACAGGATCTACTTACTTTTTATAACAACCGATACTTGGAGTCTTTGCAGGGGTTGAAGAATTTAGGAGAGGCTCAACAAGTTACGGAAGAATATCGTTATGATAAAGTAAGAGCCGCTGTTCAATAATGTTCCAGGCAAACGGAAAAGGAGACGTAGGCCAAGTTAAAATATTCACCTCGAGTGATGGCGGTCATAGCCCCGAAACAATGGCTGATATGGCTATGAACAAGATTATGGCTATTAATGAAAAGGCCCCCGCTCCCATACGGGATCAGGCGGTGACGTATAGAAACAACATTAGAGATGTTATACTCTATTATCTTAACCAAATGGCGCAAAGTGAAAGAACCACTATTTGGGCCTTACTTCGTAAGCAAGGGCATGAAGACATGGCCGAGATTATAAGGAGATTATGAAATGGCTATTAATCAGGCCATGTGTGGTACTTATAAAAAAGAGATCACGGTGGGGATCCATTTTTGGCTCGACCACACGAGGACAGGATCTTCTGGGATTTCTGCGGATACCTTTAAGATTGCGATGTTTACTTCAAGTCGCACCGATGCTAATGAGGATTTGACTGGGTATACGGCCACAAATGAAGTAAGTGGAACGGCTTACTCAGCCGGAGGAGCTGCCTTGGGTTCTGTGACCTTGGGTCTTTCTGACAATAGTTCCTCTGTTCCGACAGCCTTTCTGGACTTTGCAGATACGACCTGGAGTACCTCGACCATTACGGGTGCAAGGTGCGCGGTAATTTATAACTCCACCTTGAATACAGCCGGGACAGGCGCAACCGTTAATCACGCAGCCTATCCGAGTGTTTGTGTTCTGGATTTCGGTGGAGATAAATCATCGAGCGCCGGAGATTTTACTATTCAGTATCCTGCGAATGACGCCAATAACGCTATTATTCGCATAGCATAAGAGGTCCAGAGTGGCCCTTTTATACGGTTGGAGTCGAGAAACTTGGAGTAGTGGCCCTTGGAGCCAACCGGCTCCTTTGGCAGTTACGGGTGTTCAAGCTGCGGCAGAAGTGGGTTCTGCGGCATTCCCCAAAACGGTGGAAGTCACTGGTGTTGGGGCCGCAAGTGCCGTTGGCACTTCTACGGTAGTCACCAATGCGATTCTCTCAGCTACCGGTGTTCAGGGGGCGGCGGGAATAGGGTCTGTTACGGTAACCACGGAGAATATCTTCGGAGTTACTGGAGTTGAGGCGATAGGTGCCATAAATGATGTTGGAACGGGTGTTTCGTTTAGTGTTACAGGTGTTCAGGCACAAGGACTTGTAACAACGCCAAATGTCTGGAGTGTTGTAGATACGACACAAAACGCTAACTGGGTGCCGATAGCGGCGTAGGATAGTAATATGGCTTCATCGTATACAACCAATTTTGGCATCGAAGAGATGGCCGCTGGAGATCAAACAGGCTCCTGGGGTGATACAACCAATTTTAACTTTGATATTTTAGATCGGATAGCTGCGTACAAGGCGGTGGCTCTGTCTGATGCGGCTACAGCTACTCTTACGGTTCGAGAAGCTTCCCCAGGTAGCGGAACGGAAAATCTTCAGGATGGAATGTTTCGTGTTATTAAGTTCACGGGATCTTTGAGCCAAAACTGCACGATTACCATAGCCCCTAACACTACTACGGCTTGGTTTATCTTTGAGAATGCGACTACCGATGCGGGTTCCAGTGGCCCGTATTCACTGCTTTTCAGCCAAGGAAGTGGTGCCAATGTGACGCTTCAGAATGGTAAAAATGCCATTGTTTATTGCGACGGAGCGGGGGCCGGGGCTGTTGTAACGGATGCTTTGGCTGATTTACAGGTAGGCACTCTGGAAGTTACGGGAGCGGCTGCTGTAGATGGAGCGGCTACGCTTGGTAGCACATTAGCCGTGACTTCGACTTCTTCGTTAAGCGCAAAAGTCACTCATAATTACACCTCCAGTGCTCGAATGCCTGTGGGAACTACGGGCCAACGAGACGGTTCTCCGGGGGTAGGTGATTTTCGCTATAACAGTACGACCAACGAATTTGAGGGATATTCTGGAGCAAGTCCTGCCTGGGGTGGGATTGGTGCTGGGGCGGGGTACTTCAAGGGAGACAATGGCACTACGGGTTCGTCGGCAGGGGATATTTTTAGGATAAATGAATTGGCCCTTGATGCAAATGTGACCATTTCCGCAACAGAGAATGCTTCGGCAACAGGACCGCTTACGGTAAGCAGCAGTTATACCTTAACTGTGGAAGGAACCTTGGTGATAATATGAGCACGCTAAAGACAGATGCGATTGAAGCCGCAACGGGAACCAATACGGACCTCTCGCTCGATGGAAAAGGTTCAGGAGTTCCTGATCTCGGCGCTGGATTTAAAGTAGGGTCTGTTGCGGGTGTTCCAACGGCATCCATTAGAGACGATGCCATCACAACCGCCAAAATACTTAATGACAATGTTACTCTAGCCAAATTGGCCTCTGGGACTGACGGAGAGCTTATAACCTGGGACGCTTCTGGTGATCCAGCAACGGTAGCTGTTGGGACTGCAACCCATGTACTTACTTCTAATGGCGCTGGCGCGGCTCCTACTTTCCAAGCTGCGGCTGCTGGTGGTGCTTGGACAAAAATCGGAACGGTAGTAGCATCCAATGACGCGACTTTGACCATAACCGGATTAGATTCCACTTATGATACTTACTGTATAATCCTTGCTGATATTGTTCCAATCACAATGAATACTTACCCTTACATACATGTAGGTGATTCTAGTGGTATTGATACTGGAGGATCCGATTACGCATGGACAGCGGTAGGGTGGGCGGATAGTGGCGGCGCTGAAACACATGACGCCTCCAACGGGGACTCTAAAATACAAATCATTGGATTACACACAGTTGGAGAAGGCCCCGGCGAAGGCATGGGTGCTGTCATGTATTTAACCAGACCTGGTGATGGTACAACATGGCCTATGATTCATGGCCGCATGACACAGGTAACATCTGGACCGGCGTTTAGGCAGCAACTTTTTGCTGGTGCGCGGTTAGCTGTAATCACGTTAGACCGTATCCAATTTTCGTTTAATTCAGGGAATGTCTCCACAGGCCGCATGACAGTATGGGGGATTTCTCATGCCTAGATATCATAATATAGATAATAAACGTATTCAATTCACACCGGAAGAAGAGTCTGCAAGAGATGCCGAAGAAGCAGCCTTTGAAGCCGAAGCACCCGCCAGAGCAGCCGAAGAAGTCCAAAGAAATCGCCGCGCCGCTTATCAAGAAGAGTCTGACCCGCTGTTTTTTGAGGAACAAAGAGGCGAGGTTTCCGCTGGCACCCACGCGGCTAAAGTTGCAGAAATTAAGTTGAGGTTCCCGAAATGAGCACTTTGAATGCGGATACCGTCACAACTAAGTCGGATGACACCGATTTAACCCTAACAGGCGGTGGTACAGGTGTCCCGAATCTGGAAGCTGGCTTTAAAGTTGGCGGCACAGCGGGTGTCCCAACAGCGTCTATCAGAGACGATGCGATTACAACCGCTAAAATACTTGATGCTAATATTACAACTGCCAAAATAAATGACGATGCGGTTACTCTAGCAAAATTAGCGGCGGGAACTGATGGCGAACTAATCACCTGGGATGCAAGCGGCGACCCAGCAGCGGTAGCTGTTGGAACGGCGACACATGTCTTGACTAGTAATGGTGCAGGTGCCGCTCCTACTTTCCAAGCACCTTCTGGCGGTGGATTTACGGCAGGGACCCCGGTTACAGTCTCGGCGTCTGCGGCTACCTTTTCTTCGCTACCTGCCGGATTGAATTATATTATCTTGATTGCGAACTTATCTGGGTCGGCTCCCGCCGGTGGAGGTATGGATCAAATCCAGATTGGCGACGCTGGCGGTCTTGAAACTACAGGATATCAATCTGTCACGCAGCAAGCCTCCACATATTACTCAAGCACAACCTTTTATGACTTAAATCCGCAAGGCAATGGTTTGATGTATGGTGCGGTTCATCTGCTTCGTGCAACAGGAAATACT